TATAATGCAAGTAAAAGTAACAAGTCTATTGCAGTGCTGGACTTCGGTGCAGATAAATCATCGACACAAACATTCGTTGTGACTTTTCCAGCTAATACTGCAGATAGCGCGATATTGCGGTTTTCAAATTAAGGACATCATAGATGGCTAACACATACTCCTCAAGCTTACGGCTGATTATCCAGCAAGACGGGACCAACCAAGGTACTTGGGGTGGTTATACCAACACGAATATTGCCTCCTTAATCGAACAAGCGATTACAGGCGTAGGTGCTATTACCGTGTCAGGTTCATCTAACTATACGCTGACTGTAACCAATGGTGCTTCTGACGAGGCTCGTAATGCTGTATTAAACATAACAGGCACACTAACTGCGGCGATCAATGTGATCTGCCCTACTGCGGCTAAAACATATGTCGTTAAGAACGGCACAACAGGTGGGTTTGCTATTACATTAAAGACTTCAGCAGGTACCGGTATTTCCGTGCCTAACGGTGCTACGGCGTATCTATATTGTGATGGGACTAATGTTGTTTCAGCAATTACCTATTTAGCATCAGCCAATTTCGACAATATAAACTACACGGGCACCTTAGCTGGCCCTAATATAAACTACACGGGTACATTAACGGGTGGTACAGGTGTTGTAAATATTGGCTCAGGTCAAGTTTATAAAGATGCTTCTGGCAACGTGGGTATTGGTACGAGTTCACCTTTATATGCATTAGATGTTCGTTCAGCGTCTGGTGTAATGGGGCAATTTTTAGAAACCACATCAGGTAGTCAACGGCGCATAAGGTTTTCTAATTCTGGCGCAGTCAACACTATCGAGTCGACAACAGGTACAGGATCGACAAGTTTAGCGATAGCGGTAGATGGTTCCGAACGTATGCGTATCACCAGCGCAGGTAATGTAGGTATTGGTACTGCCTCTCCAATATATTTATTGCAGGTTTACGGTTCAAACTCTGGTATTGGCATCCAAACAAATCAGGCTAATGGCGGAACCGGAGGCGGATGGATTGATTTTCTGACTTCAACTGGAACAGTTCAGGGCAATATCTATTTTAACCAAGCTGGTGGGTATATGGTGTTTGGTACTAATACCTCAGGGTCAACCCAAGCTGAGCGTATGCGTATCGACAGCTCTGGTAACATTCTAGTAGGTACAGCCACACAAGCGACAGGGGCAAAGCTAACAGTAAACGGCTCAATCAAAGGCACGATTACATCAGGCACTGCCGTTGCCACAACATCTGGCACAGCGATTGACTTTACGGGGATTCCAAGCTGGGTTAAGCGTATTACTGTGATGTTGAATGGTGTTAGCACAAATGGTTCAAGCCCTGTTCGTTTACAAGCAGGGTCAGGCACTGTCCAAGCATCAGGCTACTCAGGGTACAATTTGCAATATTCTAATACAAGTATTGCGGGCTCAAATGTATCAGCAGGTTTTGATTTATCAGTCGCTTCAGGAGAAGGGTCATCGGCAACTAGAATTGGTTCTGTAGTATTTACACTGTTATCAGGCAACACTTGGGTGGCAAACGGAACAATTGGGTTATCAAATACCACATATGGAAGTACCGTTTCAGGCTCAGTAACACTATCAGGTACGCTAGACCGCGTCCGTTTAACTACACAAAACGGCACAGATATATTCGATGCTGGTTCTGTCAATATTTTGTACGAAGGATAAAACATGCGATTTGAATACAACATCGAAACAGGTGAAACAACGGAATACCCAGATGCACCATCATCACCGCAAACGTCTGTAGAAGTAATTACTGTATCTATGCGCCAATGCCGTCTAGCCTTACTGCAAGAAAATCAACTTGACGATGTTGAAGCATTGATTACAACTCGTGAACAGCTAATCTGGTGGGACTATTCAACTAATGTAGAAAAATACAATCCGATGGTTCAAGATATAGCCACAGCATTGAATTGGAAATCTGAATATTTAACTTCACTTTTTGAGTTAGCGAACACGTTATAGTTAGAATTACTCAATAACCTCGGTATAAAACAATGAATAAATTCTTAGAAATCATCGTTCAACCCTCAACATGGCGCGGTCTTGTTTGGGTATTAACTGCTATCGGTATTAACTTAAACCCTGAGCAGTCACAAGCAGTTATCACTGCAGGTATGGGCGTAGCCGGCATCATAGGCGCGTTTACTTCGGATAAATAATGCAGCTATCAGAACACTTTACGCTTAAAGAGATTATAGAATCAGATACCGCTGCGCGGTTGGGCATAGACAATACACCCCCTGCTTATGCTGTTGAGAACTTAAAGCGCCTATGCGCGGTACTAGAAGAGGTGCGTCATGCAGTTGGGAAACCTATTCGTATATCTAGCGGATACCGTTGTCTCAAAGTTAATCATGCAGTGGGCAGTAAAGACACAAGCCAGCATGTAAAAGGTTGTGCGGCTGATATTAAAGTTAAAGGCGTTACTGTTGATGAATTAATGAAAGTAATTATCGGGGCTGGTATAAAATTCGACCAGCTAATCCATGAGTTTGATAGCTGGGTTCATATCAGTGTGCCGAATACGCCGGCAGATAAACCTCGACACTCTATGCTTATCATAGACCGTGCGGGTACTAGACCTTACGAGGGGTAAACCGTGATAAAAAAGTTAGTCTATAAAGCTGGAGTTAACCGTGAAAACACCCGTTTTTACACAGAAGGGGGCTACTATGACTGCGATAAAATCCGCTTTCGTCAAGGTACGCCTCAAACTATCGGTGGTTGGGAACAGATCTCGCCCTATAGATACTTAGGTGTATGTCGCTCGTTATGGAACTGGGAAACACTTAGCTTCATTAACTTTACGGGTGTTGGCACTAACTTAAAGTTTTATATCATGCAGGGTGGTGGGTACTACGACATCACACCTATCCGTTCACAGCAAGCTTTATCAAACCCATTCACTGCATCAAACGGCTCAACCACTATTACGGTTAACGCAGTAGCACACGGCGCTATTGACGGTGACTTTGTGACTTTCAATGGGGCAACGGGTTTGGGGGGTAACATCTCAGCGGCTGTGCTTAACGATATAGGTTTCCAAATTACCTATGTTGATGCTGATAACTACACAATCACAGTAAGTACACCTGCTAGTCCTGCAGATACGGGGCACGGTGGCACAGCGGTCAATGCTGTTTACGAAATCCATGTAGGTGCCGAAACCGTTGTGTCTATGTCAGGATGGGGCGCTGGCGCTTGGGGTTCAGGCACTTGGGGTTACAGCTTAACCTCTAATAATCCTATGCGGTTGTGGTCACAAGGCAACTTTGGTGAAGACTTAGTTTTCGGTCCTCGTGGTGGGGCGATGTATTACTACAATGCGAGCCAAGGCATTAACCCGATTTCTGCGACGATTTCTATCGCGTCACCTGCTGTCGTTAGCGCTATTAATACATTGGTCGACTATGATCCCGTATGCTTTACAACGACTGGTGCTTTACCTACAGGGCTTACTGCAGGTGTGACTTACTATGCACGTAACGTAACAGGTACTCAATTTAACGTATCAGCTACACCAACAGGGGCTTTGATTACTACAACAGGAACCCAGTCAGGCAGCCAAGCGCTATCTATTAGAGGTGTAGCATTAACTTCACTTTACGGAGCTTCAAGTGTACCGGTTGTTCAAAATTACCTCATGGTCTCCGACATCTATCGGTTTGTGTTTGCTTTTGGTTGCAACGATTATGGTAGCACTGACCAAAACCCATTGTTGATTAGATGGTCAGACCAAGAAGATGTGACAAACTGGACTCCATCTGCGACAAACCAAGCAGGTAGTTTGCTGTTATCTCGTGGGTCTAAGATTGTTACAGCTACTCAAACTCGCCAAGAGATTCTCGTATTTACTGATACAAGCGTATACGCCCTGCAGTATTTAGGTCCTCCATATGTTTGGGGTTCTCAGATCATGGGTGCCAATATCTCAATTATTAGTCAAAACTGCGTGTCTCAAGCAGCGGA